TCAGTAGCTAAACCCATAACATTCTGTTTTGTTTTAGTGGCGGCAGTATGTGCGACTACTTTTGCTTTAGCTGCGGCAGCTTCTGTAGCTGCTTTTGCTTTAGCTGCGGTAGCTGCTGCGGCTGCTTTTGCTTTTTCTCCGGCTGCTTTTGCTGCTGCTGCTGCGTCTCCTGCGGTCTCTTTTCCTTTATCAAGAGCATCCCCCAACGAGCCTCCAATCTTAATTTTAGGTAGGACTACTGGAGTTCCTCCAAAACAAAGGTTCTTATTTAGTGGATCAAAGTCAAACCTAATCTCCTCTGCTCGTAAGTCATCTAGTATCTTAATGTATTCTTTCATAGTTACCTCTACTTCTTTTTAGCATATAAGGACGCTTTACCGCCAGTTTTCTTTGACTTATCTTTACTGAGATCGGCTTTCTTACCTGATCCCTTAGATGAAGCTGTTGATTTGTTAGAGTAATTAGCACTTGCAGAGCCATCACTTGTGTCTTTAGCACTATCTTGTGGCATTAGTCCCATCATCTTCATGCCTTTATCAATACCCCTTTGAGCGGCACCTGCTGTATTATCTACTGCACCATGTACATTAGCCTCTGCTGTTTTAGCAAGTTCGTTAGTCTGTCTCTCTGTATGCTCTTGTAGTCTTCCTAACTTAGCACTAGTATATTTGTTAGCACTATCAAAAGCATCGGCTGTCGATCCTCCCATTTTATTTCCTTATAAATAGTGTCCAATCATCATTACCATCTCCTTTGTAAAGCTCAAGACCTCCTCCAACTCTACTAGTTAAAGTCTTATAGTAAGATGACTTAGGATGACATGGTATAACGTAAGACTCATGATTCTCTTGATTCATTAGTGTATCGAGAGACTGAAATATTGTAACTGAATCCCTGTTGGTTACTTTAGTTGAATGCATCCACCAGTAAACTGTTGGTGAAAACGTAGAGAAAGAACCAACTATTTCTCCCTCTTTTATTACAACATGAGTGGGATAGAGAGGTTGTCTGCCATCTGCTAATCCTGCACTCATTACTAAGTCTAACAACTCCGTTGAGTTGATAGGGTAAATTTGTAAATCTGTTATCATAACGTGTGTGTTTGTTAAAGGTTAATTGTTACCAGCTTTCTTTTGTGTATATCCTGCTAAGCCACCACCTTTATACTTTGAGTGGGATGTGCTTTTACCTTTAGATCCTTTGACTCTATACTTCCTATGTTTGCCAACCGCCTTTTTTGCAACATCGCTTCCCATATCCATTACCGCCTCTGCTATTTCCGGAGTATCCATTTTAGCTGGAAGTGGAACAGGGGGTGGCATTTTAGGTACTGGAGGTGCTGTTCTCCCACCCATTATCATCCTCGTATAGTTGTTTAAGTCGTTCAACGACAGACTGTTGACCTTGTAGAAAGCACAGTTCTGCTTGTGAAGTATCTTTAGGAGGCAACTTATTAGGAAACATCCTATCTAGATACGAAAGTAAGTCTTTTGTAACTAAGTTATAGTCCATAAATGTCCACTTTTGTATTAGAGTTCACAACCACCAGCAGTACACGCTAACTCTTGGGAGCCAGAAGTACTATCAAGTGTCTCATATTTAAGAAGATTCTTCCAATCAATCTCTGGCATACGTTTACTTAATGTATCAAATTCTTGTTTTGTACACTCTGTGTATGGTGCTTGCTTATATACATAGTCAGAATAAGGAAGGAAAGATACTCCAGATATGTCATCAAAGTTATCAAAGACATAGGAACCAACAGTAAGCCATTCATCTTCCTTCACAGAAATTGTCTGACTAACTTTATGTTCTGCCCAAAACTTAGAGTAAGTACCATGAAGTTCCAGTTGACCAATAGCAGAGAGATCTTTTCTAGTTAGAGAATACTTGGGGGATCTCATGGGAAATGAAAAGACCATTACGTTACTTGGATTAGTTGTGTCCGGTTCGTAAGGTACTCCACTATCAATCAAGAGGTTACACAGGGGATCTTTTACATCTGATCTAACTGTTCTGATGTAGTAAGGACTGTGGCGTGTGTGGATTCCAGATGCAGAGTCAACAAGTTGACTAACAGTTCCAGAAGGTTTAACACAAGTTATACTAGCAGATGGGTTAATACCTAGTTCATCAGCTAGTCCTTGGTTAGTTTTTACAGCTTTTTCTTTAAGCTTAGTAAGTAGGTTAGGTAGATTCTCTCCACTTGATCCATTGGTAAGTGGGCAATCCATTATACCTGTGAGTGAGACACCTAGTAGTCTCTCCTCTTCACAGTTTGTTTTCCACTTGTTACTTAGGTACCTAAAGTTAGTGAGTGTAGACTGCCATGTACCTAGTATTGTAGCTAACTCTACCTTCTTTGTTAAGGATGTTGGTGTGTCTTCCATCCTAACAACTGCTTCAGTTAGGTTACAGAACTCTCGTGGTCTCAGGATTATCTCTGAACATGGGTTAGTTCCAAAGTCATCTCGTGTCTCTCTCCTGTCTCCCTTTAGTGGATTCATTACATCTATATTCAGATTAGATACATGCTTCTTCGCATTAGCACTACTAAATATACCACGTTCACCAGACTTTGAGTTGTATAGAGCTTGCCACTCTTTGAGAAATGTACCTACATCTGGATTAGTATGGTAGTTAGCAGAGTTGTTAGCAAGTGCTCGTTGCGAATGTCTGCCCCACCATTCTCCCGACTTACAAGAACGCATCTGTTCGTCACCAATATCACTTAGAGATAACAAAGCACTCCTTCTAACTCCTCCTACTACAACAACCTCTGCTGTTTTACATACTAAGTCATGACATTGTAGTGGTGTTAGTTTAGTTCCTGTTGCTTCCTTAAAAGTTCGTACTGTGAATCGGAAAAGATCTTCTAGAGGTTCAGGGCCACTAGCTCTACCACCAAATGTTTTTAGAGGTTCTCCTGCTTTCCTGACTCCACTCATGTCCCACTTAGGTATCAAACCAGAGTAGAGTAACGAGATTAGTTCTCGGAATGCTTTTGCCCATCCTAACTTTGAGTCTCTAACAACTATGAGTGTGTCTGTTTCATGTAAGGACTCTGGTACAAATGGTAGCAAGCTGGTGTACTTATACTCTACTGAGAAACCTACACCTGTACCATTCATTAGTACGTACAGTAGTTCATCAAATGATCTTGGAGTATCAATAGGTAGGTAAGCACAGTTGTAACCAGCTACATTCTCTTTATCTAACGCCTCTCCTGCGGTCATTAGACACCTCATTGACGGCATAATTTGCAGGGAAAGTACGGCACTCTTTAGTACACTCTCTAACTTCCTGTCTACTGTGTATCCACAGTTCTCTTTGAGATGTCCTCTAAAGAATTTGAAGTATCGGTCAACAGTTTCTTTCCATGTCTCTCTTCTTTTCTTATCATAGTCCCAACGAGAATATCTTGAGAGGTGAATGTACTGTTGGTACTGTGTTGGTAATATAGTATTCATGTTTTTTCTACCTCTCTCTCAATAAGTTTTTCTAAGTATGTTCTTGCTTTTAGTAAGTCATTGACTCCACCCTTATGTGGGTAGCGTGTTATATACTTAATTATATTTCCCTCTATGAAGTCTAACTCATTAGCAGTTATGTATTCAAGTGGTGTAATACCTAATCCTACATAGTGTTTAGGTGCTGTCACTTCCTCATTTTCATGTAATGATCGTATGTCATCTTGGCTGTCACCAACCTGCACATAGGATTGGGTTTGTGCATCCCATTGTTGAACAGGCTTGAGAACATCTACTAGAGATTGAACCCTTGGAGAGTTTCGTAGAACATTTTTAATGTTGCTCTGATCATCTCTTCCAAATCCCTCAGTAGAACTGTACCTCTCATCTAACCCATGCCCTCTTTGGTCTCTCTGTTTCTGAGACTCTTTTCTCTCTATCTCATCTTGGTCATAATTACTCACGCTGTCTCCTTTACTGGTGGTTCCCATAGTGAAGGATATGTGTCTATCCCATTAAACTGTTCTTGGTGAAGAATGAATGCCATTCTAGCCTGTACAATAATGTCCTCTATCTTATATCCTTTTGACTTGTACACCTTTACTACCTCTTCCCACCTGTTCTTTTCTTTTTCATCTACATCATCCAGTATCCTAGTGGCAGATACCTTACCTATTCCACTACAACCAGAGTACCCATCTACAGAGTCACCTGTTAGTGTTTGCATTAAGAAGTTTCTCTCTGCAAGACTCTCACTTAAGTCATACACCTGTTCAGTTTGGAAGTCCCAATGCTTACCCGGTATTGTAAGTAGGTCTTTATCTGCTGACACTATGCAAGTCTCTTCTGGATTTTGTGTACATAAGATACCAAGAAGATCATCTGCTTCTAACCACTTGGACATAGTAGAGTCATACTTCTCTGCTAGGTACTCTCTGGAAGGTGTGTAGCACACAGGTTTTCTTGTGCCTACTCTTTTGGATTTGTACTCAGGATTAATATCTTTTCTAAAGTTTTGGTGTGAACTCAAGCAAATCATAACTGAGTCTGCATCAGCTTTCTCTTGTAGCTCAGTTAGGTCTTTGTCTATGAGTCTCTTTACATCTTTGAAGTCACAATGTAATGTCCAAAGGTCATCACCCCAATCAACTTCTTTTTCAACCACAAGACAACTCTTGTACACTAAGATGTCTCCATCTATAAGTAACTGCATCTTCCCCCCTTTGTTTAGTGTGTCTCAGCCCAATTAGAGCCAAAATTATACTCACCTGTTAGTGGTACTTTCAAACTTAAAAGTTTTCCTGCTTTAGTTATTGAGTCAATAGCTATCTTACCTATCTCGTCCTCAATTCCTTTTCTAACAAGTACTTGGATCTCGTCATGAACAAATGCTACCTGTTCATAGTCTGTACCTTCTATAAAACCTGCCTCCTCCATACACTTATGGAACTCTACCACCCACTTCTTACATATAATAGCACCAGCAGATTGACATAGTGTATTAAGAGATGAGTGTACTGACCTGACTGGTACTTTTCTACCATCAAGTCCAAACAGGAATCCTTCTTCCGCTTTAGTAAAGACTGCTTGTCTTAACTCTTTAAATGCTGGAACTTTCTTAAAAAATAAATCCTTAAGTTTCTTACCTTCTCTTGCATCCTTACCAACAATCTGTCCAAGCTTGGCATCTCCTGCACCATAAAGTAGTCCGTAAATAAAAGTCTTAGCTTGATCCCTAGTAGGCAGGTTAGTAGCCACTCTGTTAGCCTCGTGTATGTCTCCTTCAATAACAGTTTTAGCATAATCACCACTATCAAAACTTGCAAGATAATGAGACACAACCCTAATTTCAAGACCTGAAACGTCACAGCCGAGTAAGCTAAAACCTTTCGGTGCATAAAATAACTCTCTACATTCTTTTCCATAGAACCCTTTGACACTAGGTACTTGACCGATGTTAGGATGTGAGTGAGAGCATCTGCTTGACACAGAACCCATTGTATTAACCGATCCATGTATCTTACCATTCTTTTCATGGTATAACCAAGCATGTTTTCCCTCTGATAGTTGGGCTATTAGTTTATTAACTCTGAATGCCTCTGCCATTAGTTGAGCTTCAGGGTATGGTAACTTAGCTAGTACACTCTCATCAATCTTAGGTTCCTCTGTAGGAGTGAACTCTGTAGGTTTCCACCCATGAATATCATGTAGTCTTTTGGCTATGTGCTTACGAGAGTTAGGGTTAAAAATGATCACCTTTTCTTTTATAAAGGGTTCTCCTTTAACGTATCCTCTAGTCTTATTGTTCACCTTTGGAATAAATACCTCTGATTCTGTCCAGTTTCCAAAAGCTTTCTTAAGTTCCTTCTGGAGTACACCTCTCTTCTCAGCTAGTGTACTGTATAGTCTGGAAGCTTTTCTAATATCAAATGGAAACCCATTCTCTGTTTGCTTCAGACAAATCTTATGGATGTCATGCTCTAGTCTGATAGACTCTTTGGAAAACTTTGCATCAACTAGCTTACGATAGAGTAGATAGTTAAGTTCAACATCATTCTCACAATACACTACCATCTCAGGACTAAACTCTTGGAAGTCTGTAAAGTCTCCTTTATGTAGTCCTAACCTCTGACCCCAAGACTTAAGAGAATGTCTACCATACATGTCTTTGCTAATTGAGTTCTTCTTTGAGTCTCTTGCACCTCTATCTGGATACACAAGTTTAGACATGACTAGTGTGTCTACTATTTCTTGACTTGGGTCTGGTTCCCATTTGAAAAACTTCTTCAGTACAGGTAGGTCAAAGGATATAATGTTGTGTCCTATGATCTGGTCGAAATTTTTTAGGAAAAATAGTCCGTCCATTGTTTCCTCTCCTGAAAACGAAGCCATTTTATCTTTCTCTATGTCATACAAGACTATACAATGTATTTTAGTGAACTCTTCTATCAGTCCATCTGTTTCAATATCAAATACACAACTTGTCATATTTCCCCCTCTTTAATTAAAATGTAGTACTATCTCCTGTCCACTCTTGACTACTTTCGTCCTCAAAAGGCATATTGTCTTCTTCTTCTTCGTATGGAGTCTCAGTTAGTCTCCCTGTCTCATGATCGTAGTCTAAACTACAGGCTATACCTGTTTCTCCTGTCCACCTATTCTTCAACACACGAACAGTAGTACGATCTGGATCTTCACCTTGTTGGTCTCTTTCACAACCAATAACAATATCAGACAGTTGGCCTATGGAGGCCGAACCTCTTAACTGTGCCATACTAGTCTGTGCTCCATCCTCGTGACCTTTGTTACCTTGTGGTCTCTTCAAGTGTGAGACAAGTATAAGTCCACAATTTACCTCTTCTACTAATCCACGTAGCTTAGTCATTAGATTATCAATGACCCTTCTTTCGTCACCATCTTCTATTCCAGAAACTACTATTGAGATGTGATCTAGAATG